CTCACAGGCGTTCCGTTGGCCCCTTTTTACGTAACCGACAACACGCAACAGGCATCCCGTGAGAAACCTCGCTAGTCCCTATAGGACAACTTTAGTTGTGTCACACTTCGTGTGCCACTTTATAAGAATATGAATACAGGAGGTAACATGACAATCAAAAAGAAACAACAGCATCCAAACAGCCTAGCTAACCTAGCACCAAGGTTCACACCAGAGAATGCTAAGGAGGCACAACTAAAGGCAGCAGCATCTCGTAAGCTTAACAGGGAGGCCCGAGAGAGGCTCTCATTGACAGCAGCAGAGCTTAAGATGGACGCTGACCAGTTAATGGCAGTTAACAACCTGACCGCCCTAGATGTCATGCGGTTATCTATGGTTAAAGCAATAGCTAACGGGGATACTGATCAAGCAGTTGACATTGCTAAGGCACTGGCAGAGTTTGAGACACCCAAGCTAGGAAGGATTGAGCAAACAAACATCGAAGTTAAAGCAGAAGATATGTCTGATGAAGAACTCGATGCTAAACTTAAACTACTAATAGGTGGTAAGGCATAATGCTATTCAAAGTATACGGTAAGAAAGACTGTATGTACTGTACGTTAGCAGTAGAACTCCTTGAGATGTTAAACAAAGATTACATATACATGGTGTTGGATGAGGACTATCCTATATCAGACTTCAAGAGTATCTTCCCGGAAGCTAAGACAGCTCCCCAGATAATCACAGTGAGTAACACTGAGGTAAACAAGATAGGTGGATACGAAGAACTACGAAAACTACTAACAGGGCCAAGAGTATGAGCATTAATGACGCAACACCAGCAGACTGGGATAGACTACGCAAGCAAGCACCGGCCATTGACCCTACAGTAGATGAGTCAATGATGAAGGTTTATATTGATATGTCGAATGAAGAGCTTACTTCGTACATGTTTGATGATGAAGAGGCAGCTGCATTGGCATTACAAGAGATTGACTGGAGCGACGAGGGCAGTGAAGAAGACGTAGTTAACAACCCTGACCACTACAACACAGGCAACGTAGAGTGTATTGAAGCCATCGAAGAGTCGATGACTCCTGAAGCTTTCAGGGGCTACCTCAAGGGCAACTGCATGAAGTACCTCTGGCGTATGTCCTATAAGGGTAAGGCCAAGGAAGACACCCTCAAGGCCCAGTGGTACCTTAATAGACTGATCGAGACACTTTAGTGGATAAGTCAAGCCACGAGTACAGGTCTCAGTACGATAGGGACTTCAGAAGAAAGAGATGGGGGATGATCTTTGAGTACTTTGGTGGTAAGAAGTGTCAAGATTGTGGTGTTGCATCCGAGCATCCAATCTATGACCTCCATCACAGAGATCCCTCGGCTAAAGACTTCTCTATTGGTAAACTAATACGTAGAAAGTGGGTAGTATTGGAGCCTGAGATAGCTAAATGTGACCTATTATGCTCTAATTGTCACAGAATTAGGCATGATGTCGAGAGAAAACAACAACGAGAGGTATCAAATGGAAGTAATTAAGGGTGATTTCGGTAAAGCTACTGAAGAAAAGCCAAAGAAACTGCTTGACTTACTACATGAAGCACTAGCAAGTGCTGGAGTTGATGAAGATACAGTGGGGAAGTTCATACTAATTGCAGAAGTTGAAGAAGATGATGATGACTTCAAGATAATGACTACATATGACACCATGGAAACCAATTACATCATGGATATAAGCAAACTTACCTTCTTAGGGTACTAATAGTACCGCAACAACCTACAAACTAAACTAAGCCTAACCCAATAATGGGTGGCACTCAAAGGAATTTACATGAAACTTGTATTTGATATAGAAAGTAACGGTTTATTGGAAGAGATCTCTACCATTTGGTGTATCGTATGCCAGAATGTGGACACTAAAGAGGTCATTTCCTTCTCAGATCACGATGATACACTACAAAGTACCCAAGCTGGCCTTGATTACCTTCAAGCAGCTGATGTTCTCATCGGTCACAACATCATTGGCTACGATATCCCTGCAATAAAGATAGTTACAGGGGTTGACTTGCTAGATAAGAAGTGCTACGACACACTAATCATGTCCCAAATGCTACGTTATAAGCGTAATCACAGGCATGGATTGAAGGGTTGGGGTGAGAAACTAGGTGATAGTAAGCTAGATTACAACGATTGGACTCAATACACAAAAGAGATGTTGACATACTGCATACAAGATGTGCAGCTAAACACTCAAGTGTACGAAGAGTTACTAAAAGAATTTAAACAGTTTCATGGTAAGTTCCCATTGATTGCTAAGGGTCTTGAGGTAGAGCACGATGTGTTCAAGTTCAACACCATGGTTAGGGAACAGGGTTGGAACTTCAATGCCAAGAAGGGCAAGGCAAGCCTAGCACTTATGAATGCCAGAGCTAAAGAGATACAAGATGCTATCGAACCACACCTTGGTACACACACAGTGTTCATTGATAAGGAACCTAAGACTGCTAAGTTCAAGAAGAACGGAGAGTACACAGCAGTGACTGTGCGCCTACTGACTGACTACTTTGAGAAAGAGGTGCTGCCTACAGATACACACTTGATGGCTGCTGGTACATCCTTCCAACGTAGTAAGGTAGTTCAGACTAAGCTGGGTCAGATAGAGTTGGTTAAGGAGTGGTTGTTGGAAAGCAAGGGTTGGAAACCTGATGAGTATACCCGTAAGAAGACTGCCCGTGGTTGGATCAACGTAGCTCCTAAGTTCACAGAGACTTCTCTAAGTAAACTAGGAGAGGTTGGTGCAATGCTAGGCCAGTACTATACACTACGCAACCGTATCAGTGTGATGGATAGTTGGTTTGAACAGTTAAAGAGTGGTCGTATTCACGGTAACATGTGGACTATTGGTACTCCTTCCTTCCGAGCAAGACATGAAGTGATTGTTAACCTACCGGGTGTCCATGCTGCATGGGGTCGTGAGTTACGTGAGTGCTTTGCTGCTGATGAGGGTGACCTTATTGTAGGTGCAGACTCAAGCGGTAATCAGTTACGTGGCCTATGCCACTACGTGGGTAACGCAGAGTTCACTAAAGAAGTTATCTTCGGTGATCAACACCAACGTAATGCTGATGCACTAGGGTGTTCACGTTCAGTAGCTAAGTCATTCCTGTATGCTTACTTGTTTGGTGCTGGAGATTCTAAGCTAGGTCAAGTGTTGACTGGTAAGAGTAACCCCAAGGTTGGTAAGGAAGCCCGAGCTAACTTTGCTAGTGCTATCCAAGGACTGGATCAGATTAAGAAACAAGTAGAGGGTGAGTGGAACCGTAAGCAGAACGCCCAAGGTAACGGGTGGGTACATGGGCTAGATGGTAGACCAGTGTTCATTAACTCTCAGCACCAGTGTCTCAACTACTTACTGCAATCAGCAGAAGGTATTACTTGTAAGGCAGCTGTGTCATACCAAATGCAGAAGATCAAGGAAGAAGGTCTACGTGCTAAGCCTCGTATCTTCTACCACGATGAAGCTGCTTGGTCTGTACACCCTGATGATGCTGACCGTGTTGGTCAGATACTAAAAGATAGTTTCAAAGAAGCACCTAAATGGTTTGGTGTAGAGTGTATGGATGGTGGTGATGCCATGATCGGTACTTCCTATGCAGATGTTCACTAGAGGACTAGACAATGGACAAGAGAATACAAGTACTGGTTGATGCTGATTCAATCTACTTCAGGATAGCGATGGCTACCCAGAAGGAAAAGGATATGAGAGTAAACATACGTAAGGCACTCATGGATATTGAGGAGGCGTGTTCTGTCTTTGACTCAGTAGACATGAGGATAGCCGTTAAGGGCAAGGGGAACTTCCGTACTGCCATTGCTGATGACTACAAGGGTAACCGTAAGCGTGAGTTAGAACCCGGTGAGAAGAAAGCACTGGCCTATGGACATCAACACTTGATTGACAAGTATGATGCAGTGATGGCTCATGATATGGAGGCTGATGATCTAGTCTCCATCTGGGCATGGGAGTGTATTCAGAACGAACAACCTTATTACATTGTACATATCGACAAAGACCTTAACATGATCCCCGGTAATCACTACAACTTCGTAAAGAAAGAAGATTACTACGTTGACTTTGAGAAGGGACACTACAACTTCATGATGCAGATGCTAATTGGTGATGCAACAGATAACATCCCCGGTGTTAGGGGTATAGGCCCAAAGAAAGCTGAGAAGTTACTACTCAACTGCCCCTTTGATAGGCGTTGGCAAACTGTAAGTAACTGCTGGGCAGATAAGAAACAAATGCTTATCTCCGCTAGGTTACTATGGATGGCTACTACCTTTGAGGAAGCTGAGAGTAACAACATGCTGATGCTTGAGTACATAGATGCTAAGTCAGCAGAGGATTTCTGGGCACAAGACCCCCTACCACTGGAGGAAACAGATGAAGAACAAACACATGGTGAAACCCCTGAGTGCGAACAAGATGTTTGCGAAGAAGGGGAGGACAACCTTCAAGACAGCGGACTACAAGAAGTATCAGGAGGAGATCCGGGACGAGATGATGGCAGCAGTGTGGCCATTCGGGAAGAACCAAGTTGAGTTCACCATCGAGGGAGGCATGTCTAACAGGGGTGCTGACCTTGACAATATAATAAAGCCCATCTTAGATACCTATCAGGGTATCTTTGAGGAGTTCAATGACAACAAGGTGTACCATATAGAACTTACTAAGAAGATCGTTAAGAAAGGTAAGGAGTATATCAGTGTGCACATAAATGAATTAGAGGATATTACATGATGAATGATCTTTGCTATTTCTGTTGTGGGGTGGGTGATGAACATACAAGAACTTGAAACTAAATACAAAGAACTGGGCGCAGAGATTGAGCGTTTGCAGCAACAGCCCGAAGGTGTTTGGGAGCCTACAGTGGGCGGCACTTTCTGGATGGTTGATTGGGGTGGTGGTGTACAGAGTCTAAACCTCAGCCACAGGGTGGCAGAAAAGCGTCACAACGTCTACGAAACTGAAGCCCTAGCAAGAAAGGCCAGTGTATTGCAGCGTAGGGCTAACCTGATAATTCAAGCGTGTCTAAACTTCGACCCCCACTTTATCCCTGCTTGGAGTGATGATAGTGGATTAAAATATGGGTTTCACTATAGCCATACCATGCAAGCATGGCATTACACGACAACATTTTTAAACGATGACTCTGTTGCTTATGTATCAACATCAGAAATAGCCTACAAAGTAATGGAGTATCTAAACAGCCAGAGGATTAAGTGATGAAAGTTAAGATGTACACACTGGTTGGAGGAGTTACCTCAAGACACCTAGGGGTATGGTCAAACGTGCAAAGAAAACATACAACAAACGGTTCCGCAAGGAAAGCAAAGAGCAAAGCATTAAAGG